ATGTTTTTCTACTTAAAAGAACCTAACGGGTGCAAAGATACAATAATTATTATTCAATATTACATTTCGGACGAAAATAAATTATTTAAATATTCTACTGGGGTGGTTATTAACCCTGTGGATTGGGACTTTAAAACTCGTATGCCGAAACAAAAAAAGGGACAGGAGGGGGTAAGATTGAGAAAAATTACAACTCAAATAATGCAATATAACGACTTGCTGATTACTCTGGTGGATAACTTGAAACTGAACGGGGAACGGATTTCTCGCTCTCGACTGAAGGATGAATTTGATAGACATTTCAAAAATACGGGTAAGGGGCAATTGATATATCTTACGGACTTCATTGCTGACTTTCTCAGGGATATTGATGGGAAGATTAATAAGAATACGGGTAAGGTGTATAGTAGGTCAAGAATTATGAGCTATAAATATTTGTTGAATTTGTTGTTGGAGTTTGAGGCTCATTGTGGTATGAGGGTGAGAATTGCGGATTTTGATGATGCGATGAATGATAGGTTTGTGAGCTACTGTAGGGATGTGAGAAAAAATAGTGCTAATACGGTGGGGGAATTTGTATCGGTACTGAAAACATTGCTCAATAAGGCTAAGGAGGAGGGTTTTAAGATTTGTGAGGATTTGAGTAGGTTTGTAAAGATGAAGGAAAAGTCGTTATCGGTGGCTTTGAGTGAGGAGGAAATTGATAGGCTGGTGGCGTGGGACTTTTCTAAGAATAGGAGGTTGGAAAATGTTCGTGATTTGATGATTTTGGGACTTTGGACGGGGCTGAGGGTGTCGGATGTGATGTCGCTACCTGTAATTGACCCTGATAGTAGGTTTATTGAGGTGGAGCCGTTGAAGACTCGGAATACTTCGGGTGCGAGGGTGGTGATTCCTCTTCATCATCATATTAAGGATATGATACGATTGCGTGGTATGCCTAAACCGATTGATGAGAATAGTTTTAATAGGTATATTAAGGTGGTGTGTAAGGAGGTGGGGTTTACGCAACGTGTGGAGGGTATGCTGATGAACTCTGAGACAAAACGTAAGGAGCGGGGGGTGTTTGAGAAGTGGCAGCTGGTGAGTTCGCATACTTGTAGGCGTTCGTTTGCGACTAACTTGTATTTGATGAATTTTCCGACTTTATCTATTATGAGGATTACGGGGCATACTACGGAGGCGAGTTTTTTGCAGTATATAAAGGTTACGCCGAAGGAGCACGCTGAGAAGTTGTTGGCGCACTGGGAGGCGTATTATAGTGATAAGAAATGATAATTTGAAACGGGCTATTGAGCCCGTTTTTTTTATTGCTGATTTTCTTTGGCAGTGGTGTGTGTGTGGTTTGTTTATTTTTGCGGTATGAATGTTTGTTTTAATACATATCACGGGGGGGAGGTTCGCATTGACTTTGAGGCTGGTGTTATCACGGGTGTGGTGCTGGCTAATGAGGGTGTGAATAGGAATGGGTATTTTTTCTCGGAGCGTTTCTTGCGTGAGCTTATGGTGTATGGTAACGAGCGTGGTGAGATTAAGTGTAGGTTTGAACATCCTTCGTTTGAGGGTGTTAATGCGCTTGGCTCGCTGGTGGGTGTGTATCGTAACTTTAGGATTGATGGGGGGCGTTTGTTGGGTGATTTGTATATATCGGACTTGGCGAGGCGTACGGAGGTGTCTGGCAGGGGTATTTCGATTGCTGATTATGTGCTGGGTATGGCTTCTAAACACGCTGATTTGTTTGGTAACTCTATTAGTGTGCTGGCTGATTGTGTGGATGAGGCGTATGTGGTGGAGGGCAAAACTTATATGGGTGTAGGGCTGAAACTGATTGAGTGGCTGGCTTCGGACTTGGTGGATGACCCTGCGGCTACAAATGGTTTGTTTTTTAGTAGTAAACGTTTTAATAATAGATATATGGGTATATTGGATAAGGTTAAGAAGGCATTGGCTTTTGCGTTGGTTAGGGCTTTTGCGCTTGATTTGACGCTGGCTAATGGGAATGTTATCACGGTGGAAACTGAGGGGGAACGCCCTGCGGTGGGTGATAAGGTGAGAATGAAGCAGGAGGATGGGAAGGATAGTAGCGACCCGCTTGCTGATGGTGAGTACTTGCTGAAGGATGAGACTACGCTGGTGGTTGAGGGTGGCGAGATTAAGGAGATTAAGGAGCGTGAGGAGGTGACGCAGACGGAGGGTGTGAATGAGGAGTTTGCTCGTGAGGTGTTGAGTTGCTTTGAGGCTGTTGCGACTAAAATGGAGGCGATGAGTGTGGAGTTGTCTAAATTGAAGTCGGTACAGAGTAAGTTTTCGGTGAGTGACCCTAAGGGTTTTAGTAATGAGCCGCAGGGTGGCAAGGGTATTGACTTGGCTGCGGTGAGGGCTAAATTGGGGCGTGAATAGTTTAACAATGTAATTGGTATTGATATGGCTGATAAGTTGAAGGATGTGCTTAAAGACCCGCAGAGGGTGAAGCATTATATAACGGCGATTAAGGATTTGCTGGAGGAGGGTAGTTTTGGGCTTTTGCCTCTAAATAAGATTTTCACGATTCGTGAGGGTGTGGTGAGTGGTACGGAGTTTGGGTATTACTCGCCTGTGGAGAATGTTACTCATATTGATGAGGGGTGTGGTAAGCCTTCTCGTCAGTTGGATGTGAATGTGCGTACTGGGTGGTTTGACCCTGTGGCGTTGAAGGTGAATGTGTCGGAATGTTATTCTACGCTTGAGAAGACTTTTGATAGCTGGGTGGCTAAGACTACGGCGGATCGTTTTAACATTGATGATAGTGATTATGTGGCTTTCTTGGTGAGCTTGCTTGAGGGTGGCTTGTTGCAGGATTTTAATCGCTTTGTTTTCTTTGGTGATAAAACGCACTCTAATGTGGGTAGTGGTAGTGGTACGCAGGTGCTTACGGCTGGCTTGGAGAAGGGTAACTTTAACGTGTTTAATGGTTTGTTTAGCCAGTTTGAGGCTATGGTGGCGAGTGTGCCTGAGAAGCGTGTAACGATTTCGGAGAATGGGCAGACGACTTTTGCGGGGCAGCGTGCGCTGGGTGATAGTACGGCTTATGATGTGTTGTGCAAATTGTTGGATTTGCAGGATTTTAAGAGTGGTGCTTCGCCTGCGTTGTTGATTACGAAGAGTTTGGCTACGAATTTAACTCGCTTTATGCGCAAGGAGTTTCACAATGAGCAATCGTTTAAGATGGTGGAAAGTGGCTATGAGGTAGGCGAGTTTGAGGGTGTGCCTATTGTTACGGCGCAGTGGCTTGATGATATGATTCGTAGGAGTTTTAACAATGGCACTAAGTGGCATAATCCGCACAGGGCGTTGTTGTTGGACAAGAATGAGTGTCAGATTGCGCTTGATAGTTCGGCAGCGATTGAGGATGTGTCGTTGGAGTATATGGGTGGTGATGTGGAGCGTGTGTATATGAAGGCTTCGTATCGTGCTGACTTTCAACGTGTGATTGGTACTACGGGTGCGATGGCTATATAATTGGTGATTGGGTTGTTGGACATTAGTTGCTGTGTGGTGACTAATGTTTGACGACTAATAAAAAAAACTAAATACTAAAAAAGGGATTGTTATGGCGCAATGTATTAAGGCGATTAGTAAGGATTTTGGCTTTGACTGTGATGATACGGTTACGGGCTTGGAGGGGCAGTTGTTGCTTATAAATAGGGCTGATATTGATAGAGCTGGCACGGTGATTTCGGGTAATAAGATTACTTCGCTGGTGCTCAAGACGGGTAAAACGGGGTACTTGGTGGATTATGCTAAGGAGAGTCATATTTCGGTGAGTACGAAGCCTGAGATTTCGGATGATGATTTCAATGGGCATAAGCATTCGTTGGTGTTGAAGATTTATGGCAAGGGTGCTGATGATTATGATGAGATTGATAAGATGGTTCAGGGGGCTTCGTTGGTGGCGGTGGTTCAGAATAAGGGTAAGACGCTGGATAATACGTTTGATGTGTATGGCTACTTTGTGGGTTTGGAGGCTACGGAGGGTGAGGGTCGTACCAATGGGGGTGTTTATACGCTGACGCTGGGGACGCCGAACAATCAGAAGGAGCCGAAGACGGCGTTGAAGTGGCTTGAGACGGATTATGCTACGACTAAGAAGAAGTTTGATAAGAAACTTGTGCCTTAATGGGGATTGATTATGAGGTTTACGATTGATGGATTACGGCTGCTGCTGAGTGGTGGTATGGAGAAGGCGATGGGGGATGGTTTGGATTCTTTTATCGCCTTTTATAGTTTTATTTTTGATGACTCAGACCCTTGCACTACGTGTGAGCGCAAATTGCGTGGTTATTGGGATGCGATGGTGCTTGAGGGGATGGAGCGTTTAACTAAAAAGCTGGGTGTTATGGCTAATAAGAAAGAAAAAATGGAAAAAGTGACTTTGGATGGGAATGCTGCTGGGGATGATTTACAGGTGACTGATGTTGCAAATGATGTTGCAGAGGATGTTGCAGAGGATGTTGCAGAGAAGGGTTGTTCGTTTAGATTGCGTGCGGGGATTAATGCTTTGGCAATGGATTTTGGCAGTAATGAGTATTTTAACAATGATACGCTGACGGATGAGGTTGCATTGCGTTATTTGGCGATTAATAGGAATAGGATTGCGAATTTTGAGGTGTTTCCTGATGATTGGGAGTCGTTATTGGAGGTGTAGTGTATGGGCTGGATTGATTTTATATTGCAGGGTTTTGGTTTTAGGAATGGTGCTGATTTTGTGCGTTCTTCTTTTGGGCATACGTTTTCGTGGGCTTTTATTAAGTGGGACTTGTTGATTTCGGCTGTTTTTGGGACTATACATTTTTTGTTTGGTTTTAATCATTTGTTTTTCACGGCGTTTGTTATTTTGTTGGTAATTGAGTGGGGAACGGGGATTTTGGCTTCACAAAAGCGTGGGGAGGCTCACGAGAGTAGGAAATTTGGGCGTATGTTACTTAAGATTGCTGTTTATTTGGGGTTGATTTATAATTTGCATACGTTTTCGGAGAATGTGTCGTTTCCTATTTTTGGGGATTTTGAGTTTGACCCGTTTCATTGGTTGTATTGGGTGGTGCTGATTGCGATTATTTGGCAAACGTTGGTGAGTGTGTTGGAGAATTTGGAGTGTTTGGGCTTTCGGTTTGCTGCGGTGCTGCTGAGGATTATCAATAGGCGTTTTTATAGGACGTTTGACTTGGATGATAAGGGGGTGTGTGATGAGGGTAAAGGCGATTGATTTGTGGGACGAGGCTCGTGGGACGGTCTCGGATAAGTTTAAGGGTTATAGGTATATTGCTAATGGTGTGGGGAATGATTATCCTTCGCTTATTGAGCTGTTGGTGGGTGCTTCGCCTACGGCTAAGGCTTGTGCTGGTGTGATTGCTGATTTTATTTATGGGCGTGGTTTTGCGCTTGAGCGTGATAGGCGTGAGGCTGCTAAGGCTGGTGGTGTGAGGTTTAGGAAGGATGATTTGTATGTGAATGAGATGAGGGAGACGCCTAATGATTTGCTGAAGAAGGTAGCGAGGAGTGTGGCGTTGCACAAGGGGGCTTTTTTACACGTGAATTATAATGCAGCGGGTGAGAAGGTGAGTGTGCGGGTGTTGCCTTATAGGAATTGTAGGCTGGGTGAGCGTGATAGTAATGGCTATGTGAGCAAGGTGCTGGTGTATAATGACTGGGATGAGCGATTGGATAAGAGGCAGCGTGATGATGCTGTGCGGGTGCTTGATAGGTATGACCCTCGTGCGGAGGTGATTGGTGCGCAGGTGGAGCGTGCTGGTGGCTGGGATAGGTATGGGGGACAGGTGTTTTTTTTGAATCTTGATAGGAATGATTCGTACCCGCTGGCGTGGGCTGATGTGGTGATGCAGGAGTGTGAAAGTGAGCGTCTATCGGCTAAATATACGAGGAATGGTTTTAAGAAGGGTTTCTTTGGGACGTATGCTTTTATTACGCCTACGATGGAGGATGATAAGTTGAGGAGTGAGTTTCGGGAGGAACTTCGCAAGAGTATTGGGGTGGAGGCTGAACAATCGGTTTTTCACTTTGAGGCTGAGTTGCAGGGTGATAAGCTGGAGGAGCAGGTACTGATTAAGCCTATTGAGAGTAATGTGAAGGCTGATTTATTTGAGTATGCGGATAAGAAGACGGCGAATAATATTAGGAAGGCTTATGGGAACGTGCCGCTGGTGCTGATTGATTATGTGGAGGGCAAACTTGGTAACACGAGTGGTGAGGCGTTGGCTGAGGCTCGTGCGTTTATGAAGGAGCAGATGCAGGAGGAGCGACAGGATGTGCAGGAGATGTTTGAGGAGTTATTTGATAATTTTCATAGGCGTTTATCGGAGAATGGTGTGTTTGAGATTTTGATATAGTTATGAGGTTGCTGGTTACGAGGGCTGAATGTGGGGTGTACTTGTCAGTTTCGGTATTTGGGACGGATGAGGTGTTTAACAGGTATATACGTGAGGCGCAGATGTTTGACTTGAAGCCTCTGATGTGTGAGGGGGTGTATGAGGATATTATGAGTGCTTCGCCTGTGGGTGATTATGCTTTGTTGTTGAGTGGTGGTAGTTATGAGCACGAGGGGCAGCGGTATGAGTTTGCTGGGCTGGGTGCTGTGATTGCTTATTTTGCTTATGCGAGGTATATTTTTACGGGGCATCAGGTGGATACGGCTTATGGGGTGGTTCGTAAGGTGTATAATGATGCTGAGGTGGTGAGCCGTGAGGAGCGGCGTGACTTGCGTGGGCTGTATATGCAGCAGGCGCAGGCGTTGTGGATGGATTGTGAGCGGTATATGCGAGCTGTGGGCTTGTGTGGGGCTGATGATAAAGGTGTGAGGCGAAGAACGATTAGGATGAAATTGATATGAGGAGATGTGGTGTTTTGTTTCCTTCAATTGGTGATAGGTGCGGGGGTGATGTGCGCTTGGGATTGAGACGCAGGATGTTGTTTATAAGGTTTGAGGATGTGGATAGGCGGCGTAGTGTGATTACGGGTGGTTATGCGGTGGATTTGCATTTGTTGCCTTACTGTAGGGGTGAGGTGGTGGATGTGCCTTATGGTTTTGCGGTGAATGGCAAGCAGTTGTATAGTGGTGGCAAAGGGTATTTGCACGAGTTGAGTTTTAGGGTGGATAATCGCCCTGTGGTGGGTGATTTTGCTACGAATGCGCAGGGTGCTGCTGGTGTGGTGGAGGCGTTGCGCAGTGGCTCGTGGGTGGTGGTTGTGGAGACTGCTGCTGGTGCTTGGGAGGTGCTGGGCTTTGAGGCTGGGCTGGTGCTGAGGAGTGCTGAACGGGATTTTGATAGGAATGGTGTGCGTGTGGTGCTGGGTACGGATGCGAATAACTTGGAGCGTTATTTTGCATTGCAATGGTATGTATCTGGAATGAGTGAGGATACGCAGCGTGATTTGTTTGACGGGGAGCTTGATGCTGGGAGACTGAGGGTGTTTGACCGTAGTTTTGATAATTCGTTTGAGTAAAAAATAAAAAAATATAGAAATGGGAAGGATTGAAGATGATATAGAGTTGATTAGGAATGAGACTGCTGAGGGTGGTAATACTAAGGAGCGTGTAGCGGGGGTGCTACAGGCGTTGAATGAGGATAAGGTGAATAAAGTAGCGGGTAAGCAACTCACCACAGAGGACTTTACTACCGAGTTACGCACCAAGTTGGAAGGCTTGCAACAAGTAGATACATCGGGCTTGCTGCCCAAAGGTACTTACACGGGTAATGCATCGAGTTTGAAGGCTGATATTGATAAAAAGGTAGATAAAATAACGGGTAAGGGGCTATCGTCTAATGATTACACCAATGAAGAAAAGCGAAAGAATGAAGAAAATGCGCTTAAACGTGTTGCTAATGTTACGGTTACGGGCGATGTAAATAAGATTATCACTATAACATTTGCCGATAGCACAGTAATGCAAGCCCCTTTTAAAGACAACGACCATATACCTTTGGCGGATGTGAATATGAACTCGCTGAATTTCAATGTTAATACGGGTGTACTTACAGGAGTAAAGAATGACGGCAATGCAATTACAGTAACCTTAGATGGGCGTTATGCTTTAATCTCGCACAACCACGATGAGCGGTATGCGCCTAAAACCCACCATCACAACGAGTACGCTCATCGTACGCATAGGCACAACTGGGATGATATAGACGGAAAACCCAATAACCTCGCTACTACTGATAACATTAAAACAGCAATTGATGGGATACAAATAGGAGGAAGGAATTTACTTAGAAGGAGTAATACTATAATAAGTAATAACGAATATCTATTTGCTTCTTATCAGATAACAGAAGATATAAAACCTAAAGATGTATTAACATTGAGCATAGATAGCACTTTGGCTGAAGGATGCAAAGTACAAATCTTTGCGAAAGATGGCGATGGAAATTATGGTTTTCTAACAGAAGGTGTTAATACATTTGATAGTGTAAGAGGCTACACTATTCCTAAATGGACTTATGTTAATCTCTATATGATGGGGAACATCACAAAATCTAAAACAAATACTATTCGTAAAATTAAACTGGAAAGAGGAAATATTGCTACAATGTGGTCGCCTGCTCCAGAGGATTTAATAGATGATATTACAATAGGTTGTAGGAATTTAGCGTTAAATACTAAAAATTGGGGAGAAATTAATGTTAATAGTACTTCTCCTATA